TTATGAATGGTTCCGCGCATGGTGTGCGCGTTCAATTCACCACGTGGGGGTGGCATCCTCGCGTTTAACTGGCGGAAGACCTCAACTGGATGGTGCGTTTCGGTGCACTAATCCCGCCAGCTGGGATAAGGACCTACATTAGTGTGGGACATGTATGTGCGAGGAGGGGCACAGCACCGGGTCACCGAGGACCCGGAAGTAAAAGCTCGGGGAGAGCCGTCTCCAACTCAGGCACCCGTGGCAGGGCAAATCACCAATTAATTTTGAATTTACCATGGCCACAATTAACGCAACTGTCGAATTTCCTGAACGTAAACCCAGCTCGTCTAACTGGGTCCGATTCAAGCGTTGGATTGTAGATTTTTGTGTTAAGCATACAATTTGCGGTTCTGTTGAGGAATTTAGTGAATTGGAATGTTATCGTACTGACCAGCACGTTCGTAAGTGTGTGCGAGCCGAGATGCGTGAGCATAACGGTTTTGGTGGTAAGGACTCTTGTGTGAGTAACGCAATTGATGAAGTCCTTACTGAGACCGGATACGACCTAAGTGACATAGGTACGATCCGTGCTGCAAACAAGAATGTTAAACGGACGATGTCCGATTGGGACCAGTATTTTAAGAATATTGGTATCGACCCACTGTGTATTGGTGGTGGTCGAGTAAAGATTATCCCAAAGTTTGCAGCAGCCTGTGCCTTGCACATCCGTGCCAAGTTAGGCGCACTCCCAAATAACGAAGCCAACTATTTGTTGGTGCAACGTAAGTATTTGGAGGTGTGTCGTAGACATGGAGTGCGAGATGCCGACACTGTATTGCATCAAGGGTTTGTGATGAATGCAGTGTTTACCGAAAGCGTCCTTGACGACATTGCGTCGTCACGCAAGCGGCTGCCAGCATGGTTAAGGTTTTTGGAAGATGTTCCGAAAACTGGAGCCGTGCCGGCTTCCATTTGTTGAGGACGCCCGGTGAAGGTGCACGGATGCCACACTCAATTAGACGCAGCCTTACGGTTGCGAGTCCAAAGAGAGTGTAAGGGGTCGTTGTGCGTGCGCCGAAACGGGCTGTCTATCAAGCAACGTGAGTTAACTGTTCTCACGGGGCTTGGCCCAGATCACAACCTGGGAGTTTATAATAACAGTGTGGACACCATAGAACGCGCCTTTGCAGAACGGTATTTTCTTTGCAAAGATGGGGAAGGCTTTAGGCCCGCGTTCGAGGTTGGTCCCTCGAGCTATGATTATCCTGAATTTCGCGCATTCAGGAGTGAGGTTATGCTTCATATGCCTAATTTGCCCGTGCTAACTAGTCAGCAAGTTGTTGACACTTATCACGGTCCAAAGAAACGCATTTACCAAGAAGCGCTGTATAGCCTCGAAAAGGATGCTTTAACTGCTGCTGATGCACAGTTGTCGGCATTCATCAAGCTCGAGAAACAGGACGTAGCTAAAGCACCTCGGGTTATTAATCCCCGTAGTGCTAGATACAACCTTCGTTTAGGTAAGTACCTTAAACACGCCGAGCACAAGTACTTCCGTGCGATCAATAAAGCTTTTGGA